AAATGAACGCAAACCTTGTTTGTTTGTGTTAGACTCCTTGGGTATGCTTTCTACAGAGAAAGAGATTAGGGATGCACTTGATGATAAGCAGGTTAGGGACATGACCAAATCCCAACTTGTGAAAGGTGCTTTTAGGATGCTCACTCTTAAACTTGGTCAAGCAAACATTCCACTTATAGTAACAAATCACACCTACGATGTCATTGGTTCTTACGTTCCTACAAAAGAAATGGGAGGCGGTAGCGGTCTCAAGTACGCAGCGAGTACAATCATATATCTCAGCAAGAAAAAAGAAAAAGATGGAAAGGAAGTCATCGGAAACATTATCAAAGCAAAGACTCACAAATCACGTTTAAGTAAGGAGAATAAGACTGTTGAGATACGTCTCTTTTATGATCATCGTGGTCTTGACCGTTACTATGGTCTACTGGAACTGGGTGAGATTGGGGGACTCTGGAAGAATGTCGCAGGAAGATATGAGATTGGAGGCAAAAAGATATACGCAAAACAGATCCTTTCAGATCCAGACACCTACTTTACTGACGAAGTAATGCAAGCTCTTGATGAGATAGCACAAAAGGAATTTAGTTATGGAGAAAATTGAGTTTCTAATTCTTAGGAACCTAATATACAATGAGGAATATGCTAGAAAGGTAATACCTTTTATTAAGGATGATTACTTTGAAGATCAAAAACAAAAGATTATCTTTGAAGAAATTTCTAGTTTTATACAACAGTATAATAAGTTAGCAACCAAGGAGATACTTTCTATTGAGGTAGAAAATCGTAGTGATATTAATGATACTATTTTTGCAGAGATAGTTGATATCATTTCTTCCCTTGAGGATGAAGTTGGTGAGTTGGATTGGTTAATAGATTCTACTGAGAAGTGGTGTAGAGATCGTGCTATATATTTGGCACTGATGGAATCAATTCAATTAGCAGATGGAAAAGATGAATCCAAAGGAAGGGATGCTATTCCTAGTATTCTCTCTGATGCTCTTTCTGTTTCTTTTGATAATCATGTAGGACACGACTATCTCCAAGATTATGAAGCAAGGTTTGAATCGTACCATAGGAAGGAAGACCGTATCCCGTTTGATCTTGAATATTTCAACAAGATTACGAAAGGGGGTTTACCGAATAAAACTCTCAACATTGCTCTTGCTGGCACAGGGGTTGGAAAGTCTTTATTCATGTGTCATGTGGCTAGCAGTGCTCTCATCGAGGGGAAGAACGTCCTCTATATCACTCTCGAGATGGCAGAGGAAAAGATTGCGGAGAGGATCGATGCTAATTTACTTAATGTCAATATACAGGATATAACAGATCTACCTAAACCTATGTTTAATACTAAGGTGGAGGATCTTGCTCATAAGACACAAGGAACTTTAATTATAAAAGAATATCCTACTGCATCTGCTCATTGTGGACATTTTAAATCACTTTTAAATGAGTTGGCATTGAAGAAATCATTCAGACCTGATATAATATTCATTGATTACTTAAACATATGCGCATCTTCAAGGTATAAAGCAAATGGTAATGTCAATTCGTATTCTTACATTAAGGCAATTGCAGAGGAACTTAGGGGGTTGGCTGTCGAAGCGAACTTACCAATTGTTAGTGCTACTCAAACTACTCGTTCTGGTTATGGGAGTAGTGATGTTGAGCTTACTGACACTTCAGAGTCCTTCGGACTTCCTGCTACTGCTGACCTTATGTTCGCTCTCATTTCTACTGAGGAGTTGGAAGGATTAAATCAAATAATGGTTAAGCAGTTAAAGAATAGGTACAATGATCCTACTGTTAGGAAAAGGTTTGTTGTAGGTATTGATAGAGCAAAGATGAGACTCTATGATTGTGAACAGAGTGCTCAAGAAGATATAGTTGACAATGGAGAAGTAGGAGATTATAATGCTAAGGAAGAAAAGGCAAAGAAATCTTTCGATGGATTCAACTTCTAAACTTACTACAGAAGAGCTAACTGCATTAGTAAATTTAATTAATGCTGATACTATAGCTTGTGTAGAAGAGGAGCAAGAATTCTGGAATACTATTGTTCGTAAATTACGTAAGCATCATGACAGTTGATACAGAAAAGTACCTTGATTTTGTGGAGGGTGTTACTAGTGATGAGAGTCTTCACTATGCAGCATTAATTTCTAGAACTAATAACTTAGAACTAGAGGATAACTGTAATGTTCCTCAGTTACTAACTGCTGCACTTGGATTAACTGCTGAGTCTGGTGAGTTTACTGAGGTAGTTAAGAAGATTATCTTACAGGGTAAGCCATACAATGAAGATAATGTATTTCATATGAAGAGAGAGTTAGGAGATATCTGCTGGTACATTGCTCAAGCATGTATGGCACTTGATACTTCCTTCGATGAAATCATTGAGATGAATGTAGATAAGTTAAAGAAGAGATATCCAGGTGGTGAGTTTGATGTAAGTAAGTCAGAGCACAGAGCAGAGGGTGATCTCTAAATAATTAGAAACTGTAGATGTCCAATCTTAATAAAATTCATCTAGCAAAAGAAAAAAATGATGAGATTTTTGTAAATAAGTTTTTTCATCTTAAAAATAGAATGCAGGAATTTAGGCATGAGGAAGGACTCTTCATGCCTGATTCTATGGTTATTCAAATTGATGGTGATGAAGTAGAAGCATATGAAATATCTGAAAAACATAAAGCAGAAGAGGCTCTTGTTAACGTAAAACGAGTAATATATGGTAATAATAGAAAGGATAATATTATATTAGTTGGATATTTTACAGAGAATGGACAGATTCGCCATGCTCCTATAACAAAGTTTGTTAGAACTGAAGAATTTGGTGGGGCAAAAGGTAAGAAAGAGAATGCAGGTAATAAGTTTGAGAGAGAATTTTTATGGAGTTTGGAATGTAAACTTAATTGTGTTTGTAAACCTAATGTGTATGAGAAAGAAGTTGATAATTTACTAGAAGAGATTTATAAAAAAGATCTTCCAAAGGATGTATCATTATCTAGAGTTGATTGGGCTGGACCTAGAAATGCCAAGCGTACAATAGTAGATAAAGGTGCGGGAGTTGTTATTAATTCAGAAGGTGTAGTAACTACAGATGTGGGAAGTACTCTTACTGATATCACATGTTATTTTGGAGGAGAAGATAAGAATCCAAGATATCTTTCTTGTAAGTTTGGAAATACTGTGACATTTATTAATACTGGTATTGGAAGAATATTTCCTGAGGAACAATTTAAGTCTTTTAAAGATAAATTATTCGCTAAAAAACCTCCTAAATTTACTCATAATACAGCTAAAAATCTTATCAATATGTTTGGTATTGATCCAGAAATATTTGCCGATACTTTTAATAAGTATGGAGAAAAAAAGATGCCAACTGTTACTCCTTCTGCTAAGGATTGGGATAAGAGTAACGTTGAGGAGTTGTTGAGGTATTGTATGGGATATGGTTATTGGATGGTTCATGGATTGGATAATGGAACTACTGACATATATCAGATGACTCAAAGTGTTATGGATAAATCTGTGAAGATTGGGAATATAACAATTCAATATGGTGGAGTTAATGGAAAAGGAAAGAGAGTTAATATTCTTTGTGAAAGTAATAAGTATAAATTTACTTTTAATTTTAGAGGTAAACAAAGTGGTGATACCTATCCTACTCATTTGATGTGTGATTATAAGAAAAAATAAATACTTACATGGCAACAGAAACTGACCTATTTGAAAGAGCATCTATAGTGGCTTTTTATGGCGCCATAGAAAAAGGATTTGGATTGAAACCAGAAGAAAATATGGAGTTGTTTGAAGATTTGAAAGAAGAATTTCCTAACATGGATAGGGTTTGGTATGAAGGAATCTTAAGGCAAGCAGAAGCTTTGAATAATTATTTGGGACATAGTGAAGGAAGTACTGATAATAGTTGGTCTTATGCACATTATGGAGGTAAGACTAAGACTATTCCAAACTCTTCTACTACAGACATTATCGATTATATCTGGGATTCTTTCCCCAAGGCGCAGCAAAGTATTTTTGCAGGGAAAAAGGATTCTTGGAATACAGCTGATGTTTATATGGTAAAGAAATCTGATGAAAGTAAAATTAGAAAAACTATTGATACTTTGATTGGGGATTTTGGTGCATCAGATTATCAACCTGATATTTTAGTTGGAACTATTAATGCATATATGGCACAGCTTTTACAAGATAAGAAGTTGCTTGGTATTTCTTTAAAGAAACCAACTAAGAATGCTGCTGTCAACGTCACACCTACCAATTTAAAGTTGGGTCCTGATGGACTGGAAGTTATGGGTGGATCTGTAGTAACTCCACTTAATACTAATTTTGATATTGTAAGGGGAAGGAGGGGTAAGGATATTGATTTTGATGGAAATTCTTTAAGATTTAATGTTGAATTTGAAGCAGGAGCATATAAGAAAAAGTATGTTTGGGAAAGTAAAGTATCCAGTCCTGCTGCTGAAGCTAGTGAACCTCGTGATTTAACCTTAAGTAATAAAGGAAAATATATTACTGCTACTGCTAGAAATGGTGCTATACCTGCTCCTAAGATGGAGGGTTTGGTTAAAAAATATACTGGTGATGCTCTTAATAAGAATATACCGATGAATAGAAAGTTTAATAAGGCTGAAGTTAAGTATTGGCAGACATTTTTGAAGTCTATTAAAGGC